TAAAAGGTAAAAAGAAGAATAGGAATGTTTATTTTAGAAAGTTTAGAAGAATTTCCTTCTTTATCTTCACTTCTTCTATGTTTTTTATATTTTTTAATAGATAAGTTCTATATGCTGGTGGATTTTGGATATATAATCTACTTGGTTTTACAAATTGATTAAATATTTTTTTACCATCTTTATTATCAACTATAATCAAGTCTTCCAATGATTCAGTATTTTTCATTTCTTCTTCACTCAATCCAGCCCTAACCAATTTTTTTAACCATTTAAAAAACAAATCAGGTTTAATTAAAGTTATTTTTAAACAAGATACTACTTTTTCAGGAGATATACCAATGATAAAAACGAGTGATGTCTCAAATCCAGCTAAACTTTTAGTTATCCCATCCTTATACTTATAATTATTTATTTTGTATATATTTCTCGGCCGTATTAAGGTTTTGGATGTAGAGCTTTCAGATTCTATTAATGGTTTATATTGTAATGCAAATGGCATTTTATAATTTATTTAATTTTGGTATCTGCATTTTAGATGCATTTACTTTTGGAATATTGAATGGAACAAATTGTGGTTGTTTCTTAACATAAGTATCCATTAGTTGGGTAAATTTATCATGCATATTATCCAAAGTAAAGTTATTCAAAGTATTTTCTCTTAAACCTTTTGATTTATCTAAATAAGAATCATATTTGTTGAATACATCATAAATCTTATTTGCTGCATTTGAATAGTTTACAGTAAACCATTGCGCTTCTTTCATACAAAATTGGTCAGCTGCTGATTCATCTACTTGTGTCAAAGAACCTTCTAATAAAACTGAATGTTCTACTGGTAAGAAATCCATTTGTCCACTCCAACCACTAGCTATAATTGGTTTACCTGTTAGAGTAAACTCCGCCATCGGTCTACCATATCCCTCACCTTTAGTAAATGAAATCATAGCCTTAACTTTTGGATGATGGTATAAATTACTCATATCACTTTCTTCCATGTCACCATGTAGTAAGTATATAGATGGGCATTTATCTCCAAATGATTTTATTACACCATCAATTTTTTCTCTAGTTGCTTCTCTATCAATTACACTAAATCCAGCGTGTGATGTTTTAACAATAAGACCCGGTCTTTTATCTTTTGGTAGATATTGAAATACAGTGGCAAATGTTTTAATTGCCATACCAATATCTTTTCTATCTTGTCCTAATGAACCCTTTAACCAATGTCCAACAATAAGGAAGTTGAAATCTTCTTTTACATTTGCTAATACATCTTTACCACTTCCTTTAGAAAATATTTCAGTATCAACTCCTTCCAAAAGTACTTCGATTGGAGTAGCCGTTTTAATCTCACCAACAATCTGTCCAGTTGCTTGGTCTTTTTGTTGATATACAGTTCCTCCTAAATTTTGTTTTGTAAAATTAGATGGTACGATAATTAAATCCATTTTGTTAGAACCATCAATAAAATCTTTTGGTGCAATAGTGGTTTCAACTCCAGCAGTTACACCAATGTTATAGTGTCCTTTTGGCTCGAATTCATTTGCTACTGAAACTTGCATAAAGATATCAGGCTTTTGTCCAATCTCTCCAATAACTCTATCTAACATCCATCTACCAAATTCATCTTGCCCACTAACTTGATTTTGTGGAGTGTTACCCCATCTTAAAGGTATAATTTTAATATCATATTTATCCATCTTGCGTAGGGATTTCATTAAATCTCTACAATGGTCTCCATAACCACTACGTGTAAATATAGGCCCTTGAAATACTAATGTTGGTTTCATTTATATAACTTATTTAATTTTAAATACTTCGAATCTTTCTCTTGGTTTCCAATTTTCAAAAACTGATTCGATTCCGTTTTCTAATTGCTGACACATATTCGTATGTGTTAATCCCATTTCACCAATGAATGCCTCTCTACCTATCAATGCGTTTGCTTTACGGACTTCTTTTGGTGTGTTGTACATTTTCTCAATTGCTTCCGCAACATCCTCTATATCAACTCTATCATCCCAAATATAAGGTGTAGGAACTGAACCTGCTAATGCCAATGCTCTACTCCATACCGGCAATACCCAAGGACCAGGTTTAGCTTTTCCTTCCCACTCTCTCCATTGGTGAAGTGAACCAATCTTAATATAATCATCTGCAGTTAGCATCTTACCATCAACTTCAAATCCACATTGGTCTTGCAATCCACCAGTTACGTTTACAATAATTGGAGTTCCAGCCATTACCGATTCTGCAGTTGCTAATCCAAATCCTTCGTTGTTAGCGATGTTAATTGTTGCATCTGCTATATTATAGTTCCAATTCAATTCATTTTGTAATCTCCTTTTTTCAGAAAATATAATATTACATTCAGGTGCCATTGTTTCAATTACTGCATATAAATCAGTACCATTTTCATCAACCGGCTGAGTATGCATTACCAAACAAACTTTTTCTGCTTTCTCCTTACCAATCTTATCACAAAACTTTTTAAATGCTACAACAACATCTGCGGGTTGTTTTCTACGAATATTACGATTACTCCAATACAACACAAAATCATATTCCTTATCACCTAAAACTTCTTTACGATATTCAGCAGGTACTTCTTCGGGTTTGTAAATGTTAGTATTAATACCATGTGGTACATAATCAACTTGCCAATCCTTCTTAGGTTTCCAAGTTGGTTTTGTATCTAATGCTGATAATCTTTTAATGATACCATAAGTTTGACGTGAGATACAACCAATCCAATCACAACTTTCATAATAGTTACGATTGTATAATGGGTCTGGTAAATCATCCCAAATTGCGTAGAAAAGAATTGGAACATTTTGTCTGATTTCATGCTCGATATCATACAACCATGTCCAATAACGAGGGTCAGTAAAGTGTAGAATAGCATCAGGTTGTTCTGAATTAATTAATTGTCTAATCAAATCTGCATTACCATAACCATTCCAAGGAAGTATTTTTAGGGAAGCATCTTCTACTCCATAGTTCTTTTGGATATCTTCACTTAAATCTAAAATCTTACCAGCTTCAGGGTGATTAATTGCGGCTCCTACTTGAAACCAATCATATTTGTGTACAGTACCTAATACCAACTCTTTTGACATTGTGGCGATACCACTTGCCATTCTTAAATCATCTGATAGTAATAGGATTTTTTTCTTTTTTGCCATAACTTATTTTTGCATTAAAATTGTGAACCTGATATTTGTAGTTGTAAGTACTCATTCATTTCTTTTCTAAAATCTTCATCTTTAACATATCTTTCAACTGTTCTATTTACCAGCTTTTGTAATGTTACATCAGAATCAAAGGAAACTTTTTTAAATGATGAATACACATCTTTCAGTATTTTCACAGTTGTAAGTTTTGTGTTTTCTTGAATCATTTTAGTGTATTTAATATATTTGTATATATAAGTATATACAAAAATAAAAAAACAATGATTTTTTATTAAGTTTTTTTAGGAAGCCTTTCCATCACAAATACCCCTACTCATAAACTCACACCATTTACAATTCTTTTTAGATGTGCCTGGTACTTTTGGGAATGGAATATCTTTAAATGTACCATCATCATTAAATACCGTATTAACGAACTCTACAAACTCATCATATACTTTTGTAACGGATGGTGCTCCATTTGCCGGAATGTGTTTAGATACATACGGAATTGGAAACGCAGAATCTTCAGGAAGTTTTCTACGCATGATTTGATATTCTACTCTAATCTTTTGTAATGGAATATTGAATAACTCTGAATAGTATTTTTTGTAAAGTAGTATTTGTGCATTCTTAAACTTGTCCGCCTTTTGATATTGATTCCAACCCATCGTTGATGTCTTAAGGTCAATAATGATGATTGAATTCTCAGCCATATCTCTTAATACGATATCAATAAACCCAATGAAGTTTACACCTTCTTTGATTTTAGCGTTCAACGGAATTTCAATACCAACTAATTCATAGCCGGATTTTGAATAAAACTTTTGCATGTTCTTAGTCAACCATGCTAATATTCTTCTCCCATCTCCATAAAATTCTTCCAACTCTATTTGGGTACAAGGTACTCCTTCACTAAGAGAATCTTTTTCTTTAGTAAATGCATCTTTCATTTTTTCTAAAAGAAGTTTATCTAAATTAATTTCATCTGCTTGCTTTTTAGAAACACCATACATAACCGAAAGGTAATGTTGAATAGTTTCGTGCATTCCAGTTCCAAAGATTGTGTGAATGTTACCAGAACTCTCACCCAACTTATCTATGTAGTTTAATTTGTATTGTTGTGGACATGAACTCCACATACTATATTGTGAAAATGATACTTTAGCCATTATGTTGTTTTATTGTATAAAGATACGAAAAATACCCGAGTATACCAAATTAAACTTTGAGTTTTAACTTAGTAATTTCTTTTGGATTTGTACCATAATTTTCTGCAATTTCCTTAATATGTAACTTACCATTTGTAGTTTCATAAAGTATTTTCAAATAATCTTCTGCTTCTGATTTGGATACTTCGTACTGCCTTGCTACCAATTCTACAATCCAATCTTCATATTTTTCAGATGAAGCTGGTTTCATATACTTTAAGAAAGCCCGTGTTTTAGGGATAATACCAATCAATGCCAAATACATTGCTTTAGGTGGTGCCTCCTGAATATATGGTTGTATATCTGCAATTAGTTCTATCCACTCAGGTTTCATAGAAAGAAAACGGAGTATCAAATAGTTACTCCATGTCTTTCTATCACTCTCATCAAGCGTGTCCCAATACTTTGGGTCTTTCTTATCGGTAATTGCGTTTAGATGGTCGAATAATGTTTTAGCCATATTATGCTTCTTCTTCTACTTTTAAACCCGGAGGTAATAATTCATTAAGTACTTCACCACAATCTCCACAAAGGAATAATTCAACTGGTAGTACTTCATCTTTTGGTTTACCAGTTAATAACTTTGAAATTCTACGGAATCCAAAACCTTGTACAAAAATCTCACCACCGCATTTTTTACATCCGATTGCTTCTGTTTTTTCTAATGGAATTGGTTTTTCTTCTTGTCCTCCGATTGGTTGTCCACCTGCTCCTAAAATGTTAGCCATTATATAATATTTAAAATTTGAATTAATGTAGCTGCTGCGATAATTTCTTTATCAATAGCAGTTGCTGATTTATTTACCCCATCGCCTAAAATTAAAATCACATTTGATGTGTTCTCACCACCGTAGTCCTCTACATTATCATACAAAGCTGTATATAAATCGGTAAAGTCTTTTGATTTAGAATCTATAAGAGCCTGTCTTACTTTCATATATTTATTTCTCTTATCATCATTTGATTTTAAGATATCAATAATTTTATTTTTATAATCATTCTCTAATAGATTTTGTACATCTACCTGCAATCTACCTTTGTTTGAATTTAGTTGACAAGTATTGATAACTTTACGAATATCAGGATAAGCTGCGTCAATAATTGGAACTAAATCCTTAACTTCAAATTCTACATTCTCAGATTTTAAAATTTTACTAACTTGTATTGCAACATCCTTTTTAGTTGGTGGTATGATTTGAAATGATTGACATCTACTTTGAATTGGTTCAATTACTTTATCAACATAGTTACAAGTTAATATGAAACGGCAATGTGCTGAAAATGTTTCCATTAAGTTTCTTAATATAGCTTGTGATGGTTGTGACATATAATCAAACTCGTCCAAAAGAATAATCTTAAATGGTTTGAATCCCATAGAAGATGCGAAGTTCTTTACTTTGTTTCTTACAGTCTCAACATTATTCTCATCCGATGCATTGATAACCATATAGTCACAATCAATTGATTTTACAATTAATTTTGCTAATGTAGTTTTACCAGTACCCGCTTTACCATATAATAATAAATGCGGAATTTCACCATTTTCTAAATAACCCTCTACTTTTGATTTTAGATGTTCGTTACCTACATAATCAGAAAGTTTTGATGGGCGATACTTCTCTACCCACAAATTATTATTTACTTTTTCTTCTGTTTGTTCTATAAACATATTTTATTTTTTTATTTTCCAGTTGAACCAAATCCACCTTCACCTCTTTCTGAATCTGAAAGTTCTTCCACTTCTTCAAATTCTATTTGTGGATGTGGAATAATCATAATTTGTGCAATTCTATCACCTACTTTATAAAAGTTATTTGATGTATCTTCGGTATTTTTTGTTTCATCATAAAAACGGTCACCACCAAATACTTTGTTAAATGTAGCTTGTAATTCACCTCTATATCCACTATCAATCACACCTACTGAATTACTCAATTGCAATCCTGTCTTTCTAATTGATGAACGAGGGAATACCAATCCAACAAACCCATCTCTGATTTCCACCGCAATACCAGTTCCGTATGTAATTTGTTCAGGTGTATCTTTAATGATTTCCGTTGCTACTAAATCCATACCAGCATCACCTTCTTTAGCATAAGTAGGTATTACTGCATTTGGTTTAAGCTTCTTTATTTTCACTTGCATTTTCAATAGTTTTAAAAGCTTGTTTTTGTTTATTTCTCAATTCAATACCTTCATTAGTAAGTTCCCTTGCAAATAGTTTGAATACTTTACCAGTCTTTCCATTCTGAAAAGTTATGTATGAATTCTCAACATTTGTAATTGTAAAAATTACTTTAGGGTCTTCATTTTTATCCGATTCATTATCTGTCCATGCAAATATTTGTGGTTCATCTTCATCAAATTGAAAACACCATTCACAATCTTCATACTTTTTTTGTGATAATGCAATTGTTGGTTGTAATTGTTCAGATTGTTCTTCAATCTTTACTTCTTCTTTTTTTGTTTTTTTAGCCTTTGCCATATTATTTTATTTTTTATCTTCCTACTTCTGATAGGTATTTAGTTTTCATTTCTTCCCAACTAATTCCAATAGCATCTATGTAGAATAAGTGTTCGGGTTTAATTCTTCCTTCATCATGTAGTTTTGTATATCTACTGATTGCGTGTTTCTTCCACCACTTCTGAATGTACTCATTACCTTGCTTAAATTTATCTTTCATAATCAATTGGTCTTCTGTAATTTCGTTACGAAGGAATTCATTTCCATTTTCATACA